CAGGCAGCGCAACAGCAGATTCAAGCCATGGGCCAAGAGATGGAGCAGATGTACCAGATGATCCAGAATGTTGGCAAGTCCATTGAAGTGCAAGACATGGAACGCAAAGATTTTGAGGCTCAGATTAAACTTTATGATGCTGAGACTAAGCGCATTGCTGCTGTACAGGCAGGCATGAGTGAAGAACAGATTCAAGATATTGCCATGGGTGTTGTCGCTGCGGCCATGGAGTCGCAAAACACAATGAACCAGATGCCTGAGATGCGCGAGGAATCCATGCCCATGGAGATGATGCCACCTGAACAAATGATGCCCCCACAAGGAATGCCACAATGAAAGCAAATGAATTTTTAGGTTTGTTGTTCTTGGCGCGGGATGTTGCTCATTCCGTGCATTTGAACACACGCAGTTTTAGCAAGCATGAAGCGCTCAATATTTTCTATAACCGCATCATTGGTGCGGCTGATGACTTTGCTGAAGCCTACCAAGGCCGGTACGGTTTAATTGGCCCAATTACCTTGAATTCGGCTAAGAAGACGGCTAACATCACTGAATTCTTGCAAGATTCACTTGCCGAAATTGAGGCCGCAAGATACGATGTGTGTGATAAATCTGATTCATCACTGCAACAATTGATAGATAATATCGTTGAGATATATCTGCGAACACTCTACAAATTGAAATTCTTGGCGTAAGGATCATCATGGAACTTTTAAACCCAATGAGCAAAGCGGATTTCCCCGCTTTTACTGCAACAGCCGGTGCAAGCGCAGGCAACACAACTGCATGGAATGCTGGCCCTCAAGGCGTTTTGGTTTGGTGCGAGGTGCCTTGCTATGTTGAAGTGGGCGTTGGTGCTGTTGCTACCAGTGCCAGCACCCCAATCCCTGCATTTACACCTATTCCGTTTGTTCTGACACTCAGCTCAAATGGCTCCCCTTGGCGTGTCAGTGTGATACGAATTGGTAGCACAGACGGTACTGCGTACTGCAAACCGATTAACAAGCAATGAGCTTTGGTGTAGCCCTTCGCAATTCGGTGGCCATTGGCCTAGCCGGTATTGTCACGCTGTTTTCAGGCACGCTAGACAGTGGCGCATCGGTCGGCAACCTTCTCACCGAATCTGGCGACAATCTCGTCCAAGAGGACGGTGGGCAAATTCTTTTGGAGTGACCTAAATGGCCGTATTTCTCTCCCCAGTGGGCGGCGTTGCGGCCCAATTTTTTACCAACACCGGCGCTGTTCTGACCGGCGGCAAAATATATACATATCTTGCGGGTACAACTACACCTGCGGTTACATACACCACAAGCGCTGGGACTGTTGCCCGCACTAATCCAGTTGTGTTGGATTCAGCAGGCCGAGTGCCTGGTAGTGGTGAAATTTGGCTTTCTGCTGTCGCATACAAATTTTTATTAAAAGATTCAAATGAAGTATTGATTGCAACATACGACAATATTTTTGGAATCGGCGCAACATCCGTCACAAATTACACAGGGGATGGATCAACTGTTGGGTTTGGGGTTTCAGGAAATGTCATTGATGTATACGTTAACGGCGTATATCAAAATCGAAACACATATTCTTTTTCAAGTGGCACGTTGACATTTACTCAAGCACCGCCTCTTACTTCTTTAATTGAAATTCTGTACAACTGATAAGGAATCATCATGGCAGATAAAAAGATTTCGGCACTGACCGCAGCCTCCACCCCACTAGCGGGAACTGAAGTTCTGCCAATTGTTCAGTCTGGCGCAACGGTTAAAGTGGCTGTGTCTGATTTGACAGCAGGCCGCGCAATGGCCGCTTCAAGCCTGACAACTGCAACTGTACAAGCTACAAATTCAGGCGGTTTAGCGCTTAAAAATTCAGGCGGCACAACACAGATGCTTTTGGGTGGCGGCGGGGGCGATAACATTACGCTGTCTGTAGCAACCAACATTACGCCTGCTAATGCTGCCGTAGCGATTAGCCCAACAGGCACAGGCACGGTAACTATTAACCCTGCAACAGCTAGTACGATTAACAACACTTCTATTGGCGCTACAACGGCGTTGACAGGACGGTTTACTAGCGTTACCGCAACAACGGGCAATGTAGTCATTGGCACATCTGGTCAAGGCGTTGATTTTTCTGCTACACCGGGCACAGGCACAAGTGAATTGCTGGCTGACTATGAAGAAGGTGCTTGGACGCCAACTATAGCTTTTGACGGCGCGTCTGTTGGAGTAACATACGCTTTTCAACAGGGTTCATACACAAAAGTTGGAAGATTAGTTACCGCTACTTGTTTTGTAAGTCTTTCATCAAAAGGAAGCTCATCGGGAAACGCATATATTGAGGGTCTGCCTTTTGCAACAAGCAGCACCTATTATGCCGCTGGCGTAATTAGAATTAGCGCGATAACTTGTTCTGGGCCAGTTGCTGTGAACACAACTCCAGCAACAACTAATTTACTATTTACCACAACTTCTTTACTCGGCGTAATTTCGATTATAACCGATACTAATTTTTCCAATTCGTCATCTGTAATAATGACAATTTCCTATATTGTCTAAGGATTTAAAATGGCGCTTACTAAAGTTTCTTATTCAATGATTACTGGCGCTGTTGCCAATATCTTGGATTATGGCGCAGTAGCGGATTACAACGAAAACATCATTGGTTCTGGCACTGATAACTCAGCAGCTATCCAAGCGGCTGTTGATGCAGTAAATGCAAGACCGGGCAATGGTGCTGTTTATATTCCATCTGGCGCGTACAAAATTTTAACGGCAATCAATGTGCCTTATGGAGTTTCAATTTTTGGTGACGGCGGCACAGCGTCTGTTTTGCACTCTGAAAGTTGCAATGGGCTTAACTTTGTAACCTTTGGGTATTCCATTGGAAATATGTTTTATGAGGATTTTGGGTTAACTGCCGCAACAGGCGTAAATTTTGCCGCTGTTCAATCTATAAATAGTCCAACATCAGTAACTCAAGATGGTTTAAATTTTAACCGAATGCGGTTTTATGGTTGGAATCAATGTTTTATTTTATCTAGCACATGGAACACAAATATATCCTTTTGCAGAGCAGAAAACATTAACAATTTTGTTACCCTAGCGCAAAGCAATGGGCAAGTAGTTATAGTTAAACTAACGAATAACCAAGTTGTTTACGCTTCTGGCGGTAGGGGGTCTGGAAGTCAATATGCCATTGACATTGTAGGCACAACCCAATATACCGAAGCTGTTCATCTTCTACAAAATGGATTTTATGGTTTTCAAATATGCATTAACATAGGCCAAGCTACTTATGTCAATATACTTAACAATGATATATCAGCTTCAATCAAAGGTATAGCTTTTGGAACCCCTGCGGGCGGTTATAACATCTGCAACAACTACATTGAAGTTTCTGGTACGGGCACAGGTATTTTTGGGGCCGCGCAAGGCGTTGAAACTATTGACACTAGAACAAACATTCAAAATAATTATTTTATTGGTACAGCTACTGCTGCTATCGGAATTCAATTGAATACTGCTGTTGCAACGTATCAATGGAACGCTACTATACGAGACAATACATTTACTGGGTTTGCAACACATGACATTTTGTTATATAGCCCTGGAAAATCTCTTGTTGACAACAATCGGTGTATGTCTGCAACACCAACCAATAGTATTTCTATTGGCGGCGTTCTTGGGCCACCAGTTATCGTAACAAACAATTATTTTCGTAAAGCGTTGTATGTTGATGTGGCTGCTGACTTTACTGGTGGCAAATTGATCTTGCAAGACAACGTAGAAAACGACACCTTTAAAGCAACAAAACAATCCGCTGTTCCCACAACTGGAACTTGGCGAGTAACGGACGTAGTGATGAATTCTGCGCCAGCGGCTGGTCAACCAGCAGGATGGATTTGTACGGTAGCAGGAACCCCTGGTACTTGGAAAGCAATGGCTAATTTAGTGTAAAGGAAACAATCATGGCCTTAAAAAATACAGTGACTACGCAACAAGGTTTTGATGCTGTTGACGCATATCACCGTGTTGAAGGTTTGCAAATTGGAAAAGACGAAATGACTTTTCAAGTCAGGTCTTACAAAGACAACTCAGGTTTGCCTCATTTTGCTGATGCGTCTTTTAACTGCGCCTACAACCTTGCAGGCGACAACCCGATTAAACAAGCCTACGAACATCTTAAAACCCTGCCAGCGTTTGCTGGCGCAACTGACTGTTAAAAGGAAATACCATGGCTCTCGAAAAAATTACATCTGTTGATTTAATTGAAGTTGTTGAAAACGGCTGCATTCAAGTTCGCACCAAAATTGCCGTTAAAGAAAATGGCGCAGAAATTAGTAACACATTTCACCGCCACGTTGTTGCGCCTGGTAATGACGTAAGTGGTGAAGATGCCAAAGTGCGAGCAATTGCCGCATCTATCCACACGGCTGAAGTTATTGCTGCATACGTTGCGTCACAACAAGTTGCACAGCCAGAGTAATCTGGTGTAAGATTAAAACAACTGTATCGGCCCAGTTGACCGAGGAATCTTAGGATTCAGAAAAAATGACTCAAGAAGTCCAAGCCCTAGCGGAAGTAGACTCCGCGCCAACCACGGATGTGACGGCCACACCTGAAGTTGCTGAAAGTACGCCGGAAGTAGCTGAAACACAGCCAAGCAAGACATTCTCGCAAGAGGAACTTGACGCTGCTATTGGCAAACGCCTTGCAAGAGAGCAACGTAAGTGGGAAAGAGAACAAGCACAGCGGTCTGCGGAAACGCAAATCGTGAGAGCTGCTCCAACTGCATCCGTTGATCAATTTGAAAGCCCTGAGCATTATGCGGAAGCATTGGCTTACCAAAAGGCAGAAGAACTGATCGCCAAACGTGAAGCAGCCAAGCAACAATCGGCTGTTCTTGAGAGTTATCACGATCGTGAAGAAGAAGCTCGGACTAAGTATGATGACTTTGAACAAGTCGCTTACAACCCCAAGCTACCAATCACCAATGTGATGGCAGAAACGATCCAGTCTTCGGACGTTGGGCCAGAGTTAGCGTACTATCTCGGCTCTAATCCAAAAGAAGCAGATCGCATCTCACGCATGTCGCCATTGAGCCAGGCGAAAGAGATTGGGAAAATTGAAGCCAAATTGGTTTCTTCGCCCCCAGTTAAGAGAACAACATCTGCGCCAGCGCCGATTTCTCTTGTCACCGCACGCTCCAATGGAGTGTCGGCTTATGACACTACTGATCCAAGGTCTACCAAGACCATGAACGCATCAGAGTGGATTGAGGCCGAACGCAAACGACAAGTGAAAAAGTGGGAAGCGCAGAACCGCTAAAACTTTGACTTTTTTTTGAAAGGACTGAAATGTCTAATACTATTCTGACGATCGACATGATCACAAGAAAATCTCTCGAAATCCTTGAGAACAACCTTGTGATCACCCGCAACGTGAACCGCCAGTATGACGATTCTTTCGCTGTTGAAGGCGCAAAGATCGGCTCTACACTGCGTATCCGTTTACCTGACCGCGCTTTGGTAACTGACGGTGCTGCCTTGCAAGTGCAAGACGACAACGAACAGTTCACCACTTTGACCGTTGCCAGCCAAAAGCACATCGGTGTCAACTTCACATCTGCTGAATTGACCATGCAATTGGATGACTTCGCAGAGCGTGTGTTGAAGCCTCGTATCAGCCAGTTGGCAT